TCCTTCCTGCGAATCTGGATCAACTCCATGCAACATTAAGTACATTCGTATCTACAAATACAATTCTGCGAGCACTAACCCAGATAAATGGGATATGGTTCGTCAGAAGGATGTCGAATTCCGTGCAGGGCAAGCAGACACACTCATAATCAATGAAGCTGGTAACTATCATCTTCGCGCTGTGAATACCAGCGGACAAGAATCTTGCGGCGGTAACATCGTTTATATCGGCAGTACAACCGATGTGCCAATAAGTTCTCCTCCTCTCTACGTAAAGAATACTCGCTACTATGATGTACGCGGTCGTTTAGTGCGTAATCCAGACCACGCTGCTCGTGGAATCTATATGCGGGTCCAGTTATGGAACAATGGTCAGGAAACCAAGAAGAAGGTCTATCTCAAGTAAAATGCCTCTGCGGTGAAGAACTCTGTGAATTTCTCGTCTGCAAAGAATCTGGACAGGAAATTCCTGTAGGACGCCGATGTATGGAATGGTGGAAGAAGGTTGATCCACTAGTCTACATCGGTTCGTTATAACCCCAAAGAGGAGACTAAACCATGTGAGACACCACGTAAGGAAACGTAAGCCTCATGTCTTATCACTGTCGCTGTTCACTATGGAAGGAGAACAACCTATGAATTACGATGCCATCTTCGCTGCACTCGCTGACCTCGCTGCTGCAATCAATCACAACACAGAAGTTCTCGCCGCTCTCGTTGCTGGACAGGCTGATCCTGCCAAGCTACAGCAAATCGCAGACGGTATCGCAGGCGCAACAGCCGCACTAAAGGCTGCTGACGATGCGGTAGCTCCACCAACAGTATAACCCAACGAGGGAGGGCGAAAGCCCTTTCCTCCCTATCAGGTATATATACCTTATAGGGAGCAATGAAAGGACACTCTATGGCCACAATCAAATGGGATTTGGAGGCAGAACATGAACTATGGCGTTCAATCTGTGCCCCCAAAAGCTGGTTTGACGAAAATGGCCGAGTGGCCACACACCCTGCATCACTCTATTGGTTCGTTCGTTTAGCATGGGGAGTTGACTTCTTCCTCGATAACCATCCCGAACAACCACGTTGGTTTGCTGATCACATTCATAAACCCTATCTAGAATGGCTCCAGACACATCTTCTCCGCTGGCAAGATTACTGTTTGGCCGGTGGTACAGATCGATACTATATCGCCTCTGTCATTCCTAGACAGTTCGGCAAAACTATCTGCTCTACAAAATCCTCAATGCTTTGGCTTCATCTTCGCGAACCAGACATGAGCACTCTTATCGCATCAGCAACAACCTCTCTTTCAGCCGATATCTACAATGCTATTCGCGAAGTTATGTCCGGCGAAGAAAAGGATTCCTGGTTTGCTTGGCTCTATGGTAACTGGCGTCAAGGCGCGAAAGAGTGGACGAAAGAACACTGTTCTCATGCCTATCGTCGCAGTCGTAATATGTCAGAACCATCATTTGATGTTACCTCAGTCGATACTGGTATGACTGGTTATCACCATCGTATCCACGTATGGGATGACCCAATCTATGCAAACAAACTTCGCGAAGGCAAAGATGCCTACATGCGTTCGGTACATACAGCCGTTAACGCTAGCTACAACGCCTTCCATACAAATGGTCTGCTCATGTTTACCCTCACGCGCTATGCGGATGGAGACGTAGCAGGCAAGCATTTCCGTGATGAAGGTATCGCTTCTTGGTCTGGAATGCCCTGCCCCCACATGCATATCTTCGACAAGATTGCTTTTGGCAAGGGTATTTGGAATGTCTATTTCCTCCAAACTGAGGATGAATTAACAGGCGAACCGATTCACCCTACTATCTTCGACAAAAAGAAGATTGCTGAACACAAAGCTCGTGATCCCGAAGACTTCGCCTGCCAGCAGCAGAACAATCCTGGTACTGGTGAGAATGCTCCACTTCTCGAATCACAGCTTCCTCAGTTCTTCATGGATTATAAAGACTTCCTCTACGAAGTCATGCCGGTTGTGGAGTGTGTCTCTATCCACATCGACACTGCATTCAAGAAACTCGAAACACTACGTACCGGTGACGATAATGCAATCGTTCCATGGCTTCATGATGCACGTCGCAATGGAATGATCTATCTCGATACCGACTTCTTACGTGCTTCAAATGCATGGCGAGAAGAAGACTTCAACGATGAACTCGTAAAAATTCTCCTTGCTTATCGTCGTCGTGCTATTCGTATCTCTAAAATGACAGATGAAGTTGAACCGGGCGGAAAAGCAGGAGCCTACAAGAACCGAATCATGTCAGTAATTATGTCTACTGGCATCAATTTCGGTCCTGATCAGTTCGTTCAATTGAATCGTACCACTAACAAGAAAGCTCGTATCCGTACATCTGTTGGATATTGGGTAGAAAATTATGTCCGAATTCTCCTTCACAAAGATGCTAAAGGTCAGTGGATCATTCCTCCTGTTGTGCGGAAGCTCTTTAATCAGATCATTCGTGTTGATGTCAGCGAACATGATGATGTTGCGGATGCTGCCGCTGATGTATTTGCTCCAGGTATTTGGAAACGTCCACTTCCCAGAACACCAGATGAAGAAGGAACAAGCCCACGCGGGCCTTATGAAGAAGACCTAAAAGCGTTATCACGTCCACTTACAAATGAAGAAGTATTTCAACTTGTTGAAGAAAATAAACAAGTACAAGAGTGGGACGGACCCGGACGGGGTTGGTCGCCAGACGATTACGACAACGACCCGAGGGAACCGATACGATAGAAAGGATTAATTACATGGCGAAGGTTTTAGTCTTCGATCTAGAAACGCGCTTAGGTCCGAAAGACTTGCGGCCCGATGACGAGCAAGCAGGTTGGGAAGCTCTTAGACGTGGGGAAGGCGGTATCTCGGCCATTTGTATCTATGATGTAGATCAGAAATGGCTTTATATGTACGACGATCTTTCAATTGAGAAAGCTGCTCGTCATCTAGAAGCTGCTGACGTTCTTATTGGATACAATACTGAATCATTCGATATTCCTTGTCTAGAGGGTGTTCTAGGTAGAAAGTTGAGAATTAAACAACACTATGACATCTACACTGAGATTAAAATCGTTAATGCTCGAAAAGGAATCATCGGACGGAAAGGTGATTTTACTTTGGGAACCGTTGGACACCGATGCCTTGGACGAGGGAAATCTGAACACGGAGGAAACGTTACAGAACTTCTTCGTAAAGGTATGGTCGCAGATGTCTTTAACTACTGTGGACAAGATGTAAAATTAACATATGATCTAATGCTTTATATTTGTGAACATGGTGGAATTCAAAGTATCAATAACTCATTCCTTGCAGTTCCCGTAGCGGACTGGCTCAAGAAAGCGATGCTCTAAGGAGTACAAATGCTATTGACAAATAATGATGCTCCTAGTCTGATCATCACGAAAGAGACAGGAGCCGCGTACAAAGAACAGATTGTCAATATGGTCGTCTCGCGAAAGAAATATAGCGAAATGGCCAATCAGGGTACTCGCCAGAACTGGCCACGACTCTATGACCTTTGGCGAGGAACGTGGACTGGACGATTCCATCCACACAAGAACAACGTGCATATCCCTCTTATCTTCTCAGCAATCTGGGCAGATGCAGCACGCAAAGCTTCTACTTCACTAAATATGTGGCCTATCGTCACATTCCTTGGTTATGGCCCTGATGATATGCCTGTCGCACGGAAGCGTGAGGCTCTTGTCTCGGCTCAGATGAAAGATGATGATGCCTTCGTTAAGCAGACAGACTTTATCGTTCAAGCCGATCTTTACGGCAAGGCGATTATGCAGGTCGGTTGGAAGTATCAAGAGGAATACCGAATCATCGAAATCCTCGATAAGCTTCCTCTCACTGGCCGCACCGTCAAAACGATCAAAAAAGGCAAACTCGTCACCTTCGATGGCCCTATCACTGAACAACTAGATAACCTAGATGCATTTCCACAGCCCAATGTAAAACGTCTTAAGGACATGAAATGGTTCATTCGACGTTACTTCCTTGATATCGATGACATCCGCTATCTAACTACTCAAGGAACTTTTGATAAATCAGAAGTAGATCGAATGATCAACGAGGGCGGTGCGAATTATCAGAAAACAGAACAATCAGTAATGATTCGTCGTTTCGCTGTTCGTGCAGGAATGGATGATGAATCCCTTCGCTGGATGGACAAATACTCCCGTCCGATTGAACTGCTCGAATTCTGGGGATATGTTCCCTCAGAGCTTTCACCAGACGGTGTATTGATGCGAAAGATCGTTGTTGCGAATTCACGCTATCTGCTTGCGAACCGTCCAAACCCCTTCTGGCATGGTCGCATTCCCTTTGTCGATTTCTCGCCTACACCTGATCCTCATTACTTCTGGGCACCCGGTAAAGCAGAAATCGTTGAAAAACTACAGATTGTGGGAAATCGCTACCTTAACCAGTCGCTAGATGCGGCTGACTTGCTCATTGATCCAATGTGGTTCTATGATCGCGGAGCAATGCTTAATACTCGTAATCTCTACGCAAGACCCGGTAAATTCATCGCAGTAGATGGTAATCCTTCCAATGCGGTTCGTCCGATGGAAGCTAATTATCAGGGCCTTACTGTAGCAGATCAGAAGATCGGCCAGATTCGCGAAATGACTCAAATGGGCACTGGTATTGTAGACGATGCAGTTCAGGGTCTACAAGGCGATTCCCGACAGACAGCACGCGAATTTATTGGACGACGAGAGGCAGCCGGTACACGGCTTCTACTCGAATCACGTCTTTACGAGGAATGTTGCCTAGAGCCAATGGCGAATTTATTCGTCGCGCTCGATAAGCAATTCCTTGAAGCACCAGTCGAAGTTCTAATTCTCGGTGACGGTGCAACGATTGATCCAGTAACAGGCGCACCAATCAACGGCTCACGTGAAACATTGAATGAGCAGGATATGGTGCCTAATTACGCAGCGAGGGCACTAGGAGCCACATCTGCCCTATCAAAAGGCATGAAGCAAGAGCGGCTTATTCAACTTCTCCAAGCACTAGCTTCTCCTCTTGGTCAGGCTGCAATGGGATCAATCAATGCAGTGAACTTCTTCCGTGGTATCTTCCGCGAGTTTGAAGTTCCGAACATCAACGAAATCTTCACTAACAATCCTCAACTTAGCCTAATGGCAGCACAAGCTGGAGCACAGCAAGGTATGGGTGCTAACGGTGTTCCCTCGTCAGGTCAAGTTGCAATGGGAAATTCACCGCTACCATTACCTAATATGGCTGGTG